AACGTGACGTCGACGGTGCTGAGGTTGCCCATTGACGCGTTGATGACCGGCAGCTCGCCTAGGTAGGCGCCCGTCAGGGTGAACCCTGGGTTGGTGGCACCGTCGGCTGCAGAGGTCGGCTTGACGATGACCGTGCACACGCCACCCACCACGTTTTCCAACGTCGCAAACGTTTCAGACGTGGCATACGACATGTAGAACGTCAGCGTCACCTCGTGGTTGCCAAGGCCGTTGACAAACTTGCGAGCCGTGTCACCAAATGCGGTCGCCTCAAGCGCGTCGTAGCGCTGCGTAAACGTGGCCGCGGTGCACTGGTCGGACAGATCCACTGCGTTGACAGTGACGACAGGGTTAGAGAGGTAGGTGCTGGTGGGCATTGGGGGTCTCCTTCTTGGTTTCTACTCTACGGCTGTCAGGCTGTTTGGGCTTGCATCTTGACGGTCAACTCGTAGGCAGGCGCGTCGACGCCGCCGATCGCAACGGAGGCTGGGCGGCCGTCAATCACTGCCACGTTCTTGGCCATGACCAGCGCCACGATGGATAGCAGCTGGTCGAGGGCGTCTTGGTTGCCTGGACCCGATGAGATGATGGTGCACGGCACGGACAGCTCGACAATGTTGTAGTTCCATGCCGTAAACGATGGGGCGCCGATGAGGACGCAGCCAGGGGTGATGTTCCGTGGGTCGCGGACCGCAGGGACACCGGTGATCGTTGCCAGCGTGGTTTGGAGGTCGTCGAGCGCCTCATTGATGAGACCGGTGCCAGGCATTAGGCGATCGCAGGCCGGTCAATGCCGAGCAGCTGCTTGACCATGGCTGGCAGCGCCACGACGGTGGGGGTGCCCATCCCGTCGAACGTGGCGTACGTGTCGCCGGACGAGCCGCGGGCACGGTACAGGGCAGCACCATAGGCGAGCACGCCGAGTTTGACGTCCGCGCTAGGCACCGTGGATAGCGAGTCAAAGTATCCGGCCTGCATCCTGCGCCGCCAGCAGAACTGGTTGGCAGCCTCACGGGCCTGACCGATCAGCGTCGTGTCATTCGCCGACGCCACCGTGATGTTCAGGTAGTTCGTTAGTTCCTGCGTTGACACCCACGTGCAGGTCGGCGTATAGGTCACAGTGCCCGACGCGGCCTGCCGCTCCACCGTGGCAGCCGTCTTGGCGTACAGCACCTGGTTAGGCAGCGGCACGGCTGGGTTGTACAGCAGGTCGCCTTCGTCGTCAGTACCGATGTACAGGTACTGGGGCAAGGCGTAGACCGTGTAGGTGCCGTTGAACGTGGCATCAACGCCGGTGACGGTGATCGACTGCCCGACCTCCAACTCCGCAGCTGTCAAAAGTTGGAGGACGGCGTAGTCGTCTACCAGATACTTATGTGTGACCGTGTAGGCGGCCATGTTGGCCTCCTACAGGGTTAGGCGATCTCGACGAACTTGCTGGCGTCAATCATCAAGGTGGCAAGGTAGCCGCGGAACTTGATGTACTTGGACAGCGAACCGTCAGCGGCCTCGACCTGAATGGCGCCCTTCTGCTGCTCGTAGATCTCGAAGCCGTCTGCCGCGCCGATTGCGAGGAAATCGCTCTCGTACGGGCACACCACGACGGACAGGCCGAAGGCGTTGGCGTTCAGCGTGCCAGGCGAGACGTTGCCGAAGGCGTTCATCGGTCCGACCTGGGGGAACAACGGACGGTCAGCGGTGTCGCTGAGCGATCCGAGGGCTGCCCAGAACGACGGGCTAACGAACATGTGGGTCGGCAGATGCGTCGACGCATTCAGGATCGTCTGCGACGCGCCGTAGATCCACTCCACCCACTTGGCTGGGTCGGTCGTGTCAAACGCTGCGCGGGTCGTCGTAATGCCAGCCTTAAGCGCAGCCTCGACCACGTCCTCGGTCTGCTTCGCATAGACGCGCGCCATGTCGTCAAGGAGAAGGCCGATCACGTTCGGGTCGGCAAAGTCGTAGTCCTCTTCGGACAGACGGACGTAGCCGCCGTAGAGAGTCTTCGTCACGTTGTTGTTGGACACGACGAACGTGCCACCGTCCAGCGCCTGGTTCTCGCCGTTGGACTCGCCGATCGTCGTGTTCGTCGTCACCTTCGGACGGCGGAACACCTTGCCGGTTCCAGGCATCGCCTTGACGCCAATCGCATCCATGACAGGGCGGCGACCGATCAGGCCGTTGTAAACGGTGCCGACGATCGGCTCGGGCAGGATGCCAGGCGTGTCGGTCGTGAGTACGTCTGGCGCAGCGGCGCGGATGTTTGCGACGAAGTCAGCGGCCTCGGTGCCACCAGCGAGCAGCTTTGCGACGTACTCGGATGCCGACGGCATCTTGAACTGTCGTGGCTGGGCGAACAGAACCGGCGCCACGCTCGACGCCTCGATGACTGCGGGGGACTCGGACACTTCGATCTCCTTGGGGGTTGCTTCATCCGTCACGATAGCGACGTCTGGGGTTTCTGTGTGGATTTCCTCTGCGGACGCTGCCACCGACGTGATGGAACTGCCGGAGAATGCTGGGACGGGCACCATGCTGAGCTCAAGCCAGTCGGCAGCGGTGATGACCATCACGCCATCCTTGTCGTACTTGTATTTCGTCGGATTGACGCCGACGGAGACGGAGTCGAGGACGCCTTCCATCGCAAGGGTCAGCGCTTCGTCGCCGGCAGCGGTCGCTGCGATCTTGGCGGAGAACAGCATGCCCTCCTCCGTGTCAACGCGCTCCGTGACCAGCCCGACCGGCTGGGTTGCGTCGTGGTACAGGAACAGTTTCGGGGCCTTGCCCTCGGTGGGCAGTGCGCCCTTCTCAAACCGGACCTCGGTGCCGTCGGTCACGGTGGCTGACACGCCGTAGGGCACTGCGATACCAGTGATTGTGCGCTTCGGGGCGCCGTCCGGTGCGGCTGCGTCAATGGTGATGGGGGCGGTGAACTTCAACATTAGGCAAGCCTTTCCTGGGTGTTTTCTTCAACCTCCGGCATCTCCGCCGACGGTGTGACTGACTTGAGGTAGTCGTCGATGTTGAACTTGACGCAGGTGCCGTGGGGGAGCACGTTGTCCGACGACAGGGTCTCCTCGATGCACGTGATGAGCGGCTTGAGGCCGAAGATGTACAGGTCTTGCCGCGCGGACTCGGAGTTGGTGTACGAGTACGAGCCGGTGGCAATGCCAAGCAGGTAGGGCGGCACGCCAATCGAGCGGCACAAGTCCTTAGAGCTGTACTCAATAGATTCGTTCAGCATCATCTTGTCCGGTGTCGCAAACGACTCCTTGACCTCAATGAACTCGTTGACCGCGGCCGTCTGGTTGTTGATTCGTGCCTGGTCAAACGCTGCGGCAAGGTCAGCCAGTTCCTGACCGGACAGCGGTTCGCCACCGGTCTGCCGGAGCACGACGCTAGGAATGCTGGTTAGCGCGTTGCGGTAACGGGCCTGCTCCAACTTCAACGCCGTCTCAATCGCCTTGGGCGTCGTGTAGATCAGACCTTGGTTGGGGCTGATGAACTGCACCACGTCGCGGTAGTCCACCATTTGCCCGTTGAACTCGACCTGCTTGGACGGGCCGTAGAACTGGGGCCCAGGCTGATCCACGGTGGTCACCATGTTGGCTGGCATACGGGTGAAGTTCTTCGGGTAGCCGTCCGCGTACCGTTCGGTCACATACAGGAACGCTCGACCGAAGAACAGCAGGTCATCGGTCAACCACGCGAGCAAAAAGTTGTTCGAGACGCCCTTGTCGAGACGGGCCAGCCATGACCGTGGAGCTTGCGACACCTGCTCCATGTAGTCGCCGTTCCACATGAGCCGGTACTCGCCAAACTGCAGGCTTGAAATTGTGCCGCAAATCAGGTCACGGGCACGAGTCACCGTAGGAATGCTCATCGCACGTCGACGGGCCTCCGACGTCGCGTACGTCGTAAAGTTCCCGATCTCCTTTGCGCCGACGTTCATACCGGAGCCGGACGCTGCGGCTTTCTGCACTGGGTACGAACGGGAGAAGAGTGGCATGGGTTCAGTATGGCGTGTAAGTGCCTCCGGTGACGGGCAAGCAGCGGACCCGATCCCGACGAAAGGCAGCTACCAGGGAGGTCGCCACCGGAGGCAAGGCGGAGGTTAGCGGCTGGCAGTCACGATCATTGGTTTGCCGGTGGCTTGCGGCCGGCTTGTCATCGCAGCAGCCCACACCATGCATCGTGCTAACTCGATCGGCCCTGGTGACCGCTGGCTGGATAGGGCGACCGCATTTTGCGACCTGACCGCCACGGCACGCTGCACATGCTCGGCAAGCATTGTTTCCCCAGTGTGCACCAGCACCCCCTGATCGATGAGCTGCTTTACCGCGACCGTCCATTTCAACAGTTCCGCATAGCCGACCACGCCGCGTCGCTGCTCCAATGCGACCGGCCAGTGCAGGTCAATGGTTGGGGTAATCGCAAATTTGATTTTCGGGTTGGCTGCCAGCCGTTGCACTTGGGCAAGACATTCGGCGATCGTGTCCACATGGAACTCGACGGTGACGCACACCCGTCCGTCCGGCAGGCCGACCGACCGGACAGCAAAGTACCGAGAGTCATCCACGCTGGTCTCAATCGCGACAATCCCACCGTCCGGCACCACGCCGTCGTACTCAAGGGCAGGCCATGTGCCAGGCGGAATCCAGCCACGATCGGACGCGACCCACAGGTTGACCGACGCGCGGAGGAACGCGGCACGGTCAGGCGACTCAGCCTCGGCAGCCAGCGTCTCCAACTCAAGCGTGTGCCCGAGGGCAGGGTTCGCGTATTCCCATGCGGCAGGCGTCATCGGATCTAGGTCAGGTGGCGGTGACCATTCGGCAAAGTAGAACCGGCCGGCAGTCTGCTGGTCAATGGCGCGTATGCCCTGCTCGCGGTACCGCTGGAACACGGTCGACGCCTCGGTGCCTGCAGTCGACCACATAGCCAGCAGAGGGTTTGGTCGAGCACGCATCGTCGGCACCAGACCTTGGTCGATCGCCTCGCCGGAGATGTCCCAAATCTCGTCGGCGACGATCAGGTCGCAGCTCAACCCGTGACCGACCGACGGGGACGCAGCCTTGATAAGCCAGCGCGACCCGTCCGCCATCTTCACTTCGTTGCGTCCGTAAGCCCGAGAGACCTTCGCCCCGAACTGCGCCTCAAGAATGTCCGCCAACCGGTGGAATAACTCGACGGCAACGTCCAGCCGGTGAGCCGTCGTCAGAATCGTGAC